GTTTCCCAGTCACGATCAGAAGTCATAACAGTACAAATAGTTCAAGAACTGGACAACTGTACAAAAGTAGACGTATCAGTACAAGGACACCTATTCAACGCATTAGAACTACCTTGGAAAGAAAATCAACGTAATATCAGCCGTATACCCAGAGGCGTATATGTATGGCAAAAAATTACAAGATCATCAAATGGACAACCAGCAGTATGGTTACGAGACGTACACAACAGAAGTGAGATATTAATACACGAGGGTACAAAACCACATCATTCAAAAGGTTGTATATTAGTACCTAACTACAAACAATTACACGAACTACTCGATAAACGAGGAATAATTATATTACTATGAGTCTAGCAGCATTAGGTATTACAGCAGCAGGAGCATTAGGGCAATATGCACTTAATCAACGTTCACAAAAAAAAGCCTTTCAACAAAATGTCGATTTCTGGAAACAAAAATTCGACGAAACAAATAAATACAATAGTCCAGTACAACAAGTAGCAAGATTAAAAGAAGCAGGTCTTAACCCGGCAATGATGTATGGACAATCAGCATCTGGAGCAACAGGACAAGCAACCTCACAAAGTTCAGAAGGTGCAAAAGCACCACAAATGCAAGGACTGACACAATTAGGACTAATGTCAGCACAAGCAGATCAAATAAAACAACAGACAGAACTAGCAAGACAAGATGCAGCATTAAGACGAGTACAAGCAACTACAGAGATGTCAAAGGCAGCAAAAACAAAGTCAGAAGCAAAAACAGCAGAAAATTTAAGTAAAACATCAGCCGACCTATTTCAGGCGGAGATGACACAAGCACAAAACAAAGCAGTACAATCGTTCATGCAAACAGAAGTCATGAACAAATCAAAACAAGATCAAGTAAATTCTATTATAAGTGATGCACGTTACAAAGCAGCACAGGCAAAAAGTCAAGAAAATATAAACCAAGTCTATGACGAAACGCGTAAAGCACTAATCAAGGCAGGTATTGATCCAAAATTAGTATTATCATTAATTCAAATCCTTAAATAATGTATCCGTACGAAAACGCAATGGGTAACAAACCCAAGTACAACACGTTCGATTTATCACATGACAAACGACTTACCATGAAAATGGGAGAGATCGTACCAGTTATGGCAATCGACGTACTACCAGGAGACAAATTCACGGTAGACACATCACACCTAACACGGTTCTTACCATTGGTATCACCAGTCATGCACAACGTAAAAGTAAAAGTCCGTTATTTCTTCAGTCCAAACCGCTTGGTATGGAACAACTGGGAAGACTTCATTACAGGACCAGAAAGTGCAACAGACACAACAGAACCAACACACCCATTTGTAAATGCAGGAGTAGCACCAAGTTCACTTCAAGATTATATGGGAGTAGGTACAGCATCAAATTCAGGAGGTCTCAACCAAGTAGATCTAAATGCATTACCATTCGCACACTATCAGTTTATTTACAATGAATACTTTAGAGATCAAAACTTAGAAGCAGAAGTAGATTATGAACTAACAGATGGTAGCAACCCAATTACACAGCTATTAGCAAAGCGCACAGTAGCATGGTCAAGAGATAGATTCACATCAGCATTACCATTCACTCAGAAAGGACCAGAAGTAAGTTTACCAGTAGTACAAGCAGGAGGACGAATAGATTTATCGTATGATCCAATTGCTAATTGGTCTTCATCAAGAAATGAATCGAATGGAGGTATTACAGCTGGAACGTTAGAAGTAGGTGGTAATGGAATTGTTTATTCTAATGCTGTAGCACAATCATTAGATATAACAGATGCAAATTATTTAAATCCATCAGATCTTAATCTAGCAGCAGCAACAGTAAACGAGTTACGTCAAGCATTTGCGATTCAAAAATGGTTAGAGCTTAACGCACGTACTGGTAACCGTTATACAGAACACATTCAAGCACACTTTGGTGTAAAACCACAAGACGCACGATTACAACGCCCAGAAGAATTCGGAGGATCAGTCTCAAACATTCAATTCAGCGAAGTACTTCAAACTTCACGTACAACAACACAAGGTACAGACGATAGCTCACTTGGTCAATTAGGTGGACATGCAATGGGAGCATCAGGCAGTGAAAAAGCAAGCTATTACGCTCAAGAGCATGGCTGGGTATTCGCATTTATGTATGTAGTACCAGACACAGCATACTATCAAGGTGTACCAAAAAAATTCACTAAAATAGATCGCTATGATTACTACCAACCGTTATTAGCACATCTAGGTGAGCAACCAGTAAAGCAAAAAGAACTTTACGCACAAGGCACTTCAGACGACGACAATACGTTCGGTTACCTACCTATTTATGACGAGTACCGTCACGAACAAAGTACAGTAGCAGGTTTAATGAAAACAGATTTAGATTACTGGCACTTAGGTAGAAAATTCGGCTCAGCACCAGCGTTAAACAACACTTTTATTAAGGTAAACGCAACAGACCGTATATTCGTAGATGCAGGAGAAGAGCAAATTATCGCTCATATCTACAACGACGTTAAGGCACAACGTAAAATTGCTTACTATGGTACTCCTATGGGTATCTAGATTATTGTTTCGAATAACCTTTAATAAACAACAAAATGGAAAAGAAAGTACAAGGACTATTAGCAGACGCAATTTTTACGATTGGTCAAATCGAGGAGAACAAAATGAATATTATAGATACAGTTCGTTTTATTCGCCAGAACACAGACAAAATTGGTATTGAAACCGAAGTCACTAATACAGTACGACAAAACTTTGAGTTTATCTCACAGTGGTTTGTAAAAGCTGGAAATCAGCTAGGAGATGTTTCACAATATATAAAAGAAGAATTATGCGACGTAGAGGAGGTGGATTCAAACGAAGAGTCCAAAAAGGAAGAAAACGCAACAGTCGAATTAACAAAGCTCGACTAAGTAGAGGCGGTATCCGCTTAAGCTAATATGTGTTTAACACCTATGGCAATCAAGCGAACGACAAAAGGTCCAGACGGCTCAATAACACGAGTAGTCAACTGTGGAAGGTGTGCAGTATGTTTGCGTAAAAAGCAACTGGACTGGTCGTTTCGCTTAAACCATGAACTAAAAAATTCGGAAAGTGCGTGTTTCCTAACACTTACTTATGATGACAAGTCTATTCCTAATACTGGTTTGGGTTATTCATTGGTGAAAAAGGATTTTCAAGACTTCATGAAGAGGTTGCGGAAACACGCCAACCGAAAAAATATAAAATATTATGCGTGTGGTGAGTACGGAGACCGTACCGAAAGACCACACTATCACGCAATAGTATTCAACCTACCCAAACCGTTCGAACGGTATATAGAAAAAAGCTGGAAACACGGACATATTCATATTGGTTCAGTTACAGAGGCTTCTATTATGTACACAACGAAATACACCTTAAAAGGGTTAAAACGACGTAGACCAGAAGAGGTAGACGAGTTAGGTAGACAACCAGAGTTTGCACTTATGTCAAACGGACTAGGATTAGGATATATAAAACACGAAATTATCAGGTACTTGTATCAAAATGGCACTAAAATTCTTACATTACAAGGAGGGGTCAAAAAGAAACTGCCCCGGTATTATGTGGACAAAATGTTTCCCGATCCAGAAGAAAAAGCATTATGGAGTGCAGCAGCAACGACAGAATTATCAGCTCATGTAGAGCAACAAGATCTAACGGACAAACAACGTAAGGAACTTATAGCACTTAATAACTACAGAAACGATAGAAAGTCAAAAACAGGTAAAATATGATTAAGAAAAAATTGGTACAATTATTACTACCTTTACTCAAAGATGTTATTATATTACTGATAGAGGAAATTAAAGAGTGGTTAGAAAAAGAGTTTAACAATGAACAAGAAGAAAACAATGATCCGATCTAAGTACAACCCTCCAGTAGACAAAGGAGAGGTAAATGAAGAAAAATCAATCACAATGCCAGGCTTGGAAGACAATCCTCGCCAAGTATTGGAAAACCATGTTAGAGGTATTAATCCTATTACTGGAGCTATATTGGATAAACAACATTATTACGGTGATGCTATTATACCTTATAACAAAGATTTAACATACTCGATCGTGACTGGGAAAC